GCTATAAACGGTGCTGCATCTTTTAGTGGAGGGTTCTTTTCTGTCCCGTAGGCGTCTCTAGCAAAAGTACCGTAAGTACCCACTTCTCCTGTTTGAGTGTAGAAAGTGTTACCTTCTCCAGACCGTTGTCCGGGATGCCATATATTCTTTAACTGCCCACCGTCTGCTTGTTCTTGATAGTAAGCAGGAGTAGTGCCTAAGTTTAAGTATAAAGTTTTACCGTCCACTACTGTAGAAGTAGGTATACCTTCCTGTTCAATGTACTGTTTAACTGCAGCATTGTGGTCTTGCATTGCAAGAGAGTATGCTTCAAAGTTAGAGTAAATAGCGCCGGGAGTCTGCTGCGCTTGCTCCATACGCTTGTTGTATCTATCTTCTTCACCGGGAACTATAGGCACGTACTTAGGCTGTAAAGCAGAAAAGGTTTTAATCTGCTGTAGCTGTGCATTAGATAGCGGTGTGCCGTTGTTTCCGTCAGTAACTTGGTTAGCCGCTGTCCATGAATTTAAGTATTCTTGGCTAACAGGAACTACTAAATTAGATGGTGAAAAACCACCTGCTGCTTCAGTGTATTGGTCAGAAGGTATTACAAAATTTTCAAGAACAGTTGCACTAAAGTTAGGGTCATTTAGGCGTGCTAAAATTTCTTCCTGAGTAGGTGCTTCAAAGCCTCCTTCAAATAAATCTGTGTCTGGAGCAAAACTTACTTCAGCCATTATTTGCCACCCCAGCTAGACAAGGTTTTGATACCAAAGCTAGCAGCTATAGCGCCACCAAGGAATGCTTTGTAGTAGTCCGGCATTGTAGACAAGACAGTGAACCCCTGCTCAACGTATGGAACCATTGACGGTATAAAGGCACCTATCAACGGTAAACTTAGGATAATAGCAAACCACTCGTCCTTCCAAGAGGACTGAGATGCTGCGGCTTGTTGAGTTTCCCAATCAGCGTCCGCATCAATACGGCGCATCTTGGAGTCATGGACAGCTTGCTTTTCAGCAGCTTTGTTTTTAAGGAAAGTACCTGCTAAACCAGCTATAGGCCCAATCAAAGATTGCCACATATACTCACCTTAAAAAGAAAGCTAGGGGCCACCGAAGCAGCCCCATGCTCAATTGCTATTAGCTAGCAGGAACGACCAGAGTCAGGCCAGACGCAGGACGAAGTACAGCTACTCCGTACAGTGTGTCTGAAGTGAACAAGTTAGAGAGAAACTCTTGCTTGTACTGAGTCTGTGAACGTACACCCATTTGCTCTGCCATTACGATAGCGTCAGTGTGGAGCAACAGTGCGCCCAAAGAGTCTACTGTGCTATTTGAGTTATCACCAGCAGCTTCAACAGTTGGGCAGTTAGTGCTAACGTAAACGTCGATACCGTACAGTTGACCAATCTGGCCGTTTGTAACCTGACCGTTGTTTACGAAGTCAGAGCTAACATAGCGGTCAATACCCATGATAGTGTTGCGGACAACAGGTGGGATAATGAAGCTACGTCCGTCCATAGGAACGTCTTGGTCATCTAGCTTTTGGATGATGCCACGGAAGCCTGCGTCAGTAAATACGTCAGCGGAAACTACAGTGTCAGCAGTGTAAGTAGAAAGACCATTAGAAGCATCTACGAAGAAAGTACCTGCGTTATTCAGGTAGGTCGTAGATGTTGTACCAGACGTACCCAAGCCAGTAGCCAGAGAGTGTAGGTCGGTGTCAACTTGCTTAGCCAGTGCATAACCAGCATCTTCAGTATAGAACTGACGCAAAGAAGACAGGGCTTGTACATCCGTAATATCCTCAATCAAGCGTGAGTATTCAAAGTGCTTGTTGATGGATACTTGCACTTCGCTTTCCGTAGCGTTCTGCACAGTTACAGCAGTGTTCTCTGCTTTAGCGTGTGCATCGCCACGTACAGGCTTAGGTACATGGATAGTATCGCCTTTCTTGCCAGCCATTGACATCTTCTTTACAAGATTGGCTAAAACAAGGTTCTTTTGGTATGAAGCGATGATCTCATCACTCCAAATTTCTGGGATAAAGGTTGCTGCACTAGTATTGTCAACAAACCCCCCAGTAGCGGGATATGTAGAATCAGTCATTTAATATCTCCTAAGATATATCATTTGACCCTCTTTTCAGCATACGCTCTCATTATTTCGTCTTGTAGAGCAGCATACCTATGAGGATCTTCTTTCATAAGTTTAATAATGTCTGCGCGTCTATAGATCTTCTTAGGGCTTGATTCAGAGCTACCACTGGCATTGCCTGTACTAGCGTTTTTAACTGCTTGCTTGCGACTTTGCTTTTCAGCGTTTGCAGCCTGACCAATCATCTGTTGACGTTCTTTCCAAAGATTGAAAAGCTCATCAGCAGCTTCGTAGTCGTACTGCTTGTCTGCCGCTACAAACAGCTTCGTCCTAATTTTAGATGCTTGAATCCACTCTGCAAACTTTGTATCTTTTAGGATACTCTCCATGTCAGGGTGATTAGTCTTCAGTGCAGATAATGCAGTTTGCATCTTGTACTGTTGACTAACTGATTCAGCTTCCTTAATCTTAGGATGATTCTGGATAGCCTGTGCTACTGCCTTCTCAGGATCAGTAAAGAAGTCTACTTCTTCGACTTGTTCTTCTTGTTGTGGTGCCGGGGTGAGTTGTGCTTGGATGTAGTTATCGACAACCTTACGCAGTTCGCCTACCTCAGAACTTTGACGCCCCAATAGCTTCTCAGCTTCTTGGTGCATCTGTACAAGTTCCTGTGCAGACTTGTTTTGGTATTTGTCAGGAATCTCAGGTTCGCTAGGAGTTACCTGTTCTTCGACTTCTGGTTGTTCTTGTTGTTGTTCAGCAAATACGTCTTCAGTAGACGCTTGCTCATCCTCACGCTCAATTATTTTAGCCATTATTAAACTCCGTACCTTAGTATTATGGAGAGATTAAAAAAAGGGTTCTAGCTACGAACTTTGCTTTTTCTCGTATTGGATGTGACTCGCCCTAGCCTTAGCCCAACGCCTAGTGGCGTCAGGGAAGTCCCCACTGATGGGGTCTAAACTAGACCTGATAGGAGAGATAATCCTTTTAGCACTGTAACCGCACTCGCACCTAATAGTGTGTTGGTCTTCAGTGACTAATGCTTCAAATACATGCCCATTAAGACACTTGAAGTCGTACAATTTGAACATTAGGCTTCTAACTCTAGTTCTTCTTGTGGTTCTTCTTTAGCTTCTTTCTCAGCATTGTTAATTTGAGTTTCTAGGTTAAACAGAGTAGCAAGTATTGCAAGTTGTCCTTTACGGAAGTGCAAGTTCTCATTATCTGTTGTTTGTTCAACTGAGTTTATCTGCGCTACATTTTGGTTCAAATCAGTAAGAAGTTGTTTCCAACCTTCTGAACGAAACATCTCAAAGTAGTTAGCAAAGTAAACTTCAAGTTCTTTAGTCATCTTATGTATTCCCTTAATTAGTTAAGATACACTTTAGATTATACCATACTTTTGTCAAAAAGTCAAGTATTATTTTTACTTTTTAACAGGTTTGCGTGCAGGTCGCCGCTGCATTGTTTTTTTCTTCTTAGGTGGGCGTCCTACTTTGCTTCCGTAAGTTCCTTTTCCCATTGGCATATCAGTTTTCCTCTTTTTTGGGTGGGTCTCTAAGTAACAGCTTAGTACCTACATCAGATACAGGTACTACTCTGGGTTCGCAATACGCATCAAAGTGTCTGGTCTTAGGCATTACAATAGCGTTCTGACCGACATCCTGATGCACTAAGGCTGTTTTGTATTCAAGGCAAGAAGTCAACTCACGGAAGGCTATCTCCAGTGTTGGTACATTCTTCTCAAGAATAACCAGCATAAAAATTAACATGGTCATGCTTTAAGGTCTACCGTATATTTGTCTTGGTTAAACACTTTTAAGATAGTGACCATTAGCTGCCCATTTCTATACTCATAGTAGAACTGTTCAAGATAAGTTATAGCCTGTACAGCGCCTTTGACTGCATATGTTTTTTGTTTTATAGAGTAAGACTCTTTAACTTTGTCAGTTACTATAAACTCATGTGCATTGACACTATTAGGGAAAGGAGGTATAGCTTCCACTATATCCTTCTCTTTTTCTTGACAGCCTGTGTTTTAATAGCTGTGGGCTTTCTCAAGTCCCAAGTTAAAATTACTAGCTTGGTGTCCCATGCTGTGCCAAGGATTCTTGGGCCTTGGTTGCGCACATACACTTCCGCACCGTATCCGCACTGCCCCTTGTTGAACAACAGCCAGTTCTTTGCGACTCTGTGCCGTTTGGCTGGGGGCTGCACATACCGCAACATTCTGTACTCACGCATGTCGCAGAACAAGTTTGGGTTTTCTGGGTCATAGTTTACTTGGCTAGGAGAGCTTGTACGAGGGCTTGTATCTGCTCGTTGGTCTTCTCTTGAATCTTCTCCTGACGAGCCAGAGAGTTGACTATTGCTTCCACCTTCTGCTCCGTCACTGCCTGTGCTTGTCCGTTGGCCTGTGCTTTTTTTGCGGCTTCCTCCGCTATCTGGGCAATGCGCTCTCTGTCCTCTGATGCGTGGGCTGTATTAGCCTGTAGTACACCCCAAGCAACTGCTAGGCTAACAGCGGCTGCTGCGATTGGTAGCGCCCACTGTGGCACCTTGATTGCGTTATCAGTCATTGTTTTTCCTTGTTATATCGCCCGTAGACTACCGGACTTTCGGTTTACTATCTTTGTGCTAGTTTCTATGACAAAAGCAGAATGCTGTTTAATCATCTCCAGAACCTCTAGCTGTACATCAGGGTCTTGTGCTTCAATGAGCGAACCTCCAAGGTAGGAGATTGTTTCTGCATTGAGTCTTATAATGCTTGTTTCAGGGTTCTCAATCACAGGTACAAGTTCAGCTTCCATCATATTTAATCCTACCATTTTACTTTGTTAGCCCAGTACGCAGCAGACATTTTACCTTTAGATATATTTTTTTTATGCCTTGCTTTGAAAGACCTAGAACGTGCGGTGTTCTGTCTGTCTCCTGTCACCCCTT